CGGACGAGCAGAAAAGATACTTAAACAAACAGAGGAGATACTAAGTGCATGAATACCAAGGGTGGTGGTTCCCAGACGCTGAATCACACTTTCCAAAGATGCTGAAGAAAAGCATAGACAAAGGCGGACCAGCTGAATACCAATACCAAGTGCGTGATCGTAGTATGACACATGCTAAGAAACGCGGTGTTGCACTAGACATTGGTGCTAACGTGGGCTTGTGGAGTCGTAGCTTGTGTAAAAACTTTCAAACTGTGGTAGCATTTGAACCAGTGGCCATGTTTAGAGAATGTTTGCTTCGCAATGTTGTTGCTGATAACTTGCAAGTCAAAGATTTTGCACTAGGAGACAAGCAAACTCGTGCCACAATGATCATTACAGAAGGCAACACTGGGCACACGCATATCGATCCTGCTACCTTGGGCACTGGCGAGACTGAAGTGTATAGACTGGATGATCTAGACTTAGACGAAGTTGACTACATCAAAATGGACTGCGAAGGTTATGAGTATCGTATCTTGCAAGGTGCCGAATCGACTATTAAACGTTGTCGTCCTGTTGTGGTAGTAGAACAAAAGCCACATGATGCGTATAGCAGTCAATATGGACAACATGCTGCTATTGAACTCATGAAGTCATGGGGCATGGTGCGACTGGATCAAGTCAAAGACGACTGGATCATGGGGTGGATGTAAAGTACGCATGGTCGCCAGCAGTCAAAGGCGACTATGAAAAATGGACGTTGGAGCCGTGGCGCATCAAAGGGCTAAAAACATTTGATCTAATAGAAGATATTCCTGAAGATCATGTGCTGGTTGTCAGCCACTTTGCCCCATGGTGGTCACCACTCAAAGAGTGGATTGAGGCCGGACGTCCTTGGATTGAAATAGAGTTTGGGTACTGGGGCGATAATGAGCCCAGGCGCAATACTCGCAGAGTTACCTATTGTGGACATCACAATCTTAACATGCAATCTCGACCTTGGCCCAGAGCACAGTTGTTTAAGGAACCACGTGCCATGTATTCGTGGCGAACCACACCCGGTGAGTATGTGGTTGTTCCTGTGCCTATAAACAAAATACTACAACAACGCACAGGAGAAAACACTGTGGACTGGTGTGAAAAAATGGAAAACATTGTTAGGCAGCATTGGGATGGAGAGATTGTGTGGCGGAAAAAAGGCGGCAGCAGTGCAGGGCGGTGGAACAGTTTTGTACGACTGTTGGATGACGCCCATGCTGTGGTAGGAGATCGGACCATGGCCTGTGTCGAAGCCTGCTTGATGGGCGTACCTGCTTATACCATAGATCATAGCATGACTACCATACTCATGGGCGGGGTAGAGAACTTGGGCAACATACAATATCCAGACAGATCAGACTGGTGGGATCATATTTGTTGGAGTCAGTTTCACATCTGGGAATTTACTGATTGTGCAGAATCTGTGGCTGACTTGGTTGAATCGTACCAGATTCATAGGTAAGGCAAAAATTTTTGGTAGATGCGTCCTGCACGAGCATCCGCATCGCTCCAGTGAGCGGCTGCCAGATCGTACATCCATTGTTCTCTGGCAAATGTTTCTGGTGTTTCAATTTTACTAACATCCTTGTTGGCCACTGCCCAGGCCACACAACTGGAATCATCCGCAAACACAGGAACACCTTCACATGCTGCTGCCACACTGGCTGAACTGTTGAAGAACACCGCTGAGTGTGCGCCTTGCAAGTTATCAATCAATCTGCTTTGTGTAGGTTCCAATATGACCACGTTTTGTCGTTTGCCTTGTTTTGAATTATACATTGCAAAGTCTGTCATGTTGTATTGGCCTGGATGTGGGCGCACATAAATCTGTCTACTGCTCACTGCTCTGATTTGATGTATTTTATCGTGCAACCAGGTCATTGGATCTAGAGTTTTCATTGCAAAGCCGCCATCTCGTTGCATGCAAATCAAAATATGTCCTTGAGAATTGACACGTACCGGCTTTAACTGCACTCCCAAAGTGCGACTTATTTCTGACCATTTGGTAGCATCACTGTTGCGGTTAGCATATTCAGCACGGTCATAAAACGGTCCATTAAGGCTGTATCGCAGGTAGTTGCCATTATCGTCAAGATATTTCCAACATGACGCATCTATACACATGGTTTGAAAACCCAGTCTGCGTTGTTCAGGAATGATTTGTTTTCTTAGTGCAATATTGCGGCCACCAGTGTTTGTGGTAGCCCAGCCCAACATTACTGCTAGTTTACTAGGGGTATACTTGTGTTCCCATTCTATGTTGACTGTGTGGCCGACCGCTCTCACACCATCAGCAAAACTTTCCAGGCATTGTATTTTTCTGGAATGTTTCTGCGGATTAGCAACACTGCTGATGTAAACTACTACATCAACCACCCTGCAAAATCCTCCATGCTGTACCGTTGCGCATTTCTGCTTCGGTAAATTGGCAATAGGCAATGTGTGCAGCCCAACGTTCTACTTCGTCCAAGGTAGGCACATATGGATCGTTGATGGCGTCTAAACTTTGACTGCACAAGGCTGCGGCTGCATTGGGTCCTAGTGTGATGGCAGGTTTGCCATTTAGCAAGGCTTCTCCAGCGGCAATACTTGAAAATGTAACCAAACAATGTATGTCTTGTTCTAGTGCGTGTGCCATCGAGTCGTCACTGGTTCTGGCGGTCCGGCCTGGTTTGCGGCGTACTATGACTTCGCGATCTGTTTTGCCAGCAAGATCTTTGAGAACATTGTTTACCCATTGTTCTAGATCTATGTCATAAAGATTCAGCAACTTTTGGCTGGGTGGTGCTAACAATATTTTGCTGCCACGATAAAACTTGCGAGGTTGAAATCCTGTTGCGCCCAGTCTGTCCCTGGGACGATCTATAATAGGACCAAAGTTTTGTACATCGTTACGAGTCACACGATGAAACGTTTTCTTTTTAGCGTTTCCAAAATATCCAGTGTCTATGTAATAAAAGTCTCTGCCAACGGCCCGGCAAGCGTCCATTTGTTTGCGTTTGGTAATGCCACGCAACACCACTGGCACCATGCTTTGCTCGCTTTTGCTCCAGTTGGTTATTTGGCCACCACATCCCATGGTAAAACTTTGTAATATAGGATCAAACATTTTTCCCTTTTCTGCATATCTAAATTCACTGTCAATGGCATGTATAGTTTTATTGTCTAGCATTTGAATTTTTTCAGTCAATGCCGCCAAGTCTAGGCCATAGTAGTCTCCTGCCGGATCCACACGGTATTTCAACAAGTCATAAAATAATTCTTTGACCTCCGGTGGAGCAAGGTCAAGTTCGTGTTGTAACAACGGTGCTAATTCTTGTTCATCCATGTTGTGTTCTCTGTTCGCAATAGTCAGTTAGCAATCTTTCTTTGTGCCAGTCTTCTGCAAAGTCTCCAGCATCAGCAAACTCATTGAAGCAGGGTGTGCCCAAAGTATAGTGTACTAATTTTGCCAAGGGATTCCAATCGTATTCAACATCCAGCCAGTTCCACTCTGGCGGTAGTTCACCAATGCGCTCATCCTCTAGCCAGGAGAATCTGTGCAGTTCAGCGCCTGTTGATTTTTGCACAAATTCGGGTGTTAGTTTACGATTGGGAAAACTGTTGCAGTTCCACAATATCACACTTGACCAATTTTTGCGTGGATAGTCTTCGTTCTTACTACCAAGATACTTTTCAGCCATGCGTGTTTTGTAGTCGTGTTTGACCACCATGACGTCGTTGAAAGGACTTTGTAGGTTCCATAGTTCCACAATATCGCCACGCAGGATCATGTCGCCGTCAATGAATATAGCCCAACCCCGGTAGTCCATCAAGTGTGGCACAAGAAAGCGACTGTAGATAAACTGATTGCTACCATCAGTGTGTGTTTCGTCGTAGTCCTTGAACAAGTTCAACGCCACAGGAATAATTGCCACCGGCTGACTGGCATGTCTGATGATTGAATTTACACATGTATGATATGCAATGGCTTCTCGTGGATCGTATCCTACAAATACTGGAATTGGTTTCATTTTTTACGCTCTATGTCATCTTCAACACAACGTTCACCGTATTGTATTTCAATCAACTTCAAGGGTTGATCAGTTTCATTGCACAGTTGATGCCACTCATTGACTTTGATAAATGTATGCTCATGCATGGTCAGTTGGCACTTGACTTCTTGATCAGTGCTGGCCTCGTCCAAGGTGTACACTGTGGCTTGACCTTCGGCTACAAACCAAAACTCTGCGCGGCTGTCATGTCGTTGCATGCTCAGGCATGTTTTAGGCATCACAGTGAGTTCTTTGAGTTTGGTGTTGGCGCCTACTTCGTGCAACACACGATAGTATCCCCAGGCACGATCAGTCTTGGGCGTTTTCCATTCTGTAAGAATCCATGAACTAGAATTCATCTTGTTCTCGCCACCCACACCAAAGCGGAAGTCCACATCGTCAAACACCATTTCGGGTATGTTGTCAGCAGTGCGGTCTCCGCCATTGGCAAAGATAAATTTGGTTCTGGGCACAGTGTAGTATGTACGAGCAACACGTATGGCATCTATAGCAGTGTTATCAGCATCGTCAAACTCTATTACTTTGTCTACCATGCGTAGATTTTCAATAATGGCTCTGCGTTCAGCAGCAGGCATGAATGGGCGACCTTTTTTGCGTGTGAGCCATTCATCACTATTGATACCAACCACAAGTCTGTCTCCCAAGGCTCGGGCTGCTTCAAAGTAGGCAATGTGCCCAGAATGTAGCGGGTCGAACCCGCCTGTGACTATTACTATTTTCATGTGAATATTTATAGGCTAGTATTTTCACAATCACTTATTTTTGGCATCCA